TTAATCATTGAATAACCTCGTCTGGAGGTGATGGAGGATAGATTGTGATTCGTTCCCTCAACCAAAGACCGTTAGTGTTCTGCTGGCGATCCTCAATGATGAACGGTGCCCAATCTAGGAAGTTTGTAGCTGGGAAAATCTGCACGGAAGAATTTCTATTTAGTGGGGCTGGATATACGCCGACGCCAAAAACTGGCGTCTCTGGCTGAACTTTTGGAAACACGCAAGTCGGATGCAGGCACCGCTCGTAGTTCACGCTCAAACCGATGTAGTTGCCGTTCACATCCGTTGGAACTGGCTGAATATGCGTCAATTCACCAGCAGAATAGGCCACATCTGACAAGAACTGCTCAACGAGGATGGTGCTATTATACGAAATACCAGGGCGGTAGCGGTATCTTGGCAGAAGCCTATCAGCCGTCTCGGTGTTCGCGCCATTATTCACTACCTGTGGAAATCCTACCGCCTTAGCAACAAACACGTCTTCAAGCACTGAAGGCCAAGTGTATTGCCTTGTGTCGTAGTAGAAATTGAACGGAACTCTGCGCTGAGCCGGAGTTCTCGGCCTACCGAAAAACAACGTAACGTGGTCTGCGTCAGGCTTATCAGATTTGAGGTAAACGTAGTCACCGTAGGCCGGGAACTTTGACAGCATCTCGCGTCCAACTGTCCAGCCGCACTGCTTAAATGAAGTGGGTCGCTGCCCAACGAGCGAGGCGCTTTGAGCGGAGATCAACGTGGAACCATCTGGAAATACCAATTCAGGACCGATGTAGTCCTGTGGCACTCGCACAGAAAACATAAACTCCTCTTCGTGCGGAGTCGGCAACAGTTGGAAATTGCTAGCCATTAGAGAGTTTCAGGAGGGTTATTGGAGATTTGATCTCCATCTGCCCAAGTTGCATACAGATAAGTCGGAGTGGCGCTATTTGCCTGACGGAATCTCCAGTGGGTTCTTTTGAGAATAGATTGGCGAAGATTAACATGCGATACTTCATCGCTAGTGGTTGAGGTGACAGATGTTGGAATAACGCTTACATTTGTGCCGAAGGTCTTGGTGGAATTAGTTGAATAATAAGTTCCACTTACTGTCTGCACAGTAAGCGGATCAACCGGAATCAGGCCAGCCTTAAATGCCAATTTTTCAGAATTAACTGTGGATATTACTGTTGAACCACCTGAGTATGGTGGAGGTTCAGTAACCGTCAAACTACCTGGAGCCGAATAAAGAGATGTTGAAGTATCAAAAAGATCGCGATACTCGCTAGACCAGACGTTCAAGTCTGGTTCAGAATCGCCAGTCAAAACGATCTCGTCAATTTTCGAGAATTTCTGCCAGCGGCGGTCTTTACGATAGAGGAAGAGGTCGGACGACATAATTTTTTGGTTTCGAGATAATATGCGCTTGACTGAGTAGCGCAAGTGAGATTATGGTTGCGGACACCAAATAGGTTTCCCTCGTGCAAGAGTGATCCGACCACCGGGGGATACCCGCTTAGGCCGAACTGTTGCACCAGTTCGGCCTTTTGCGTTTTCTGTCCAGAAGATCGAGTTTGTCGGGTCTGGGCAGGTAGCCGCACTTCGGAGGGACATCTGAGGGCAGAGGCTACAAACAGACAGTCTTTCACACAAATAGCTTGCCGGTTGCGGCAGGGGGTGTGGGTGCGTCTAGGTTATAACTTCCCAGCAATGGGCAAATGGCTTCCTAAATAAAACGACACTCTGATGACGAAGCGAAACGACAGCGTGGCATAACTTCTTCATTCCTCCTATCCTTCTCCTCCAAAAGGAGAGGGGTAGGGGGTTGATTTCCTCTCTTACTCTGCTGGCATTGAAATTATGACATTCACAATTGAATCAATGAGCGATGATGCTCTGAAAACTATCACCAAATCAACGAACAAAACTTTAGCCGAAAAAGCTAAAGCGATACTTGCTAAACGAGTGTGCGTTGTTGAGCAGCCTGGACAACGAACAGACCTCCCAAAATTGAATAATACCATGCAAAACAAACCACTCCTCACTGAAGATAAACAATGCCACAATTGCATCCATCTTGGGCTGCTAAGAGGCCGCGCTGGCGTCTGTAAAGGCCATGTCTGCTTAGCCCCTATCACAACAGAATCACCCAAAGACGGAGAAACGCGCGCAAAATTTCCCTTCGTTTACGAAACTGAAGTGGACGGTAGCTGCGAGCTTTTCACCAAATACAAAAAATGATTCGCTACTACCGCCTCACCAACGGATCAATATTTCGCTACCACGGCGTCATGATGCTCAAGAAGTCAGTGTTCAAAGCTGTGACGCACTCGTTCGTTCTTGGGAAGAACAAGACAATCAGCGTCCTCATGTTGCCATTCGTTAAAGTTGAAGTGGTGAAGTTAAAATAACTCGCATCGCTTTTAATAACGTGATAAGATTTATGACCATATGAAGCCGCTACAAATAAAAACCACGCAAGGTCAACGCTATCGCATCCTCCGAGAGGTCAACTGCTTGAGTCAGCAGGAAGTGAATAAGCACATGGGACGTGCAACTAGCTGGTGCTCGCAGCTTGAGAATAATGCCTTTGATCTTACTGTGGATGCAGCTTTGAAGCTGGCAAAGCTCTACAAAGTAACCCTTGGTCAGCTTATCGGAGAAGAGCAGATAGAGTTTGTTCTGATGCCGAAGGTTGGCTAAAATCTATGAAAACAGAACCGACTCAACCGCCAGCAGAATTGGCTGCACCGTCTTGTTCGGCAAAAACATGCGACAAGTGCGACTACTGGACGCTTCGCGGTATGGCGACACCGCCGCAGACGGTCTATGGATACTGCGACCTCTTTCACAAGCTGACCGAATCAAAACATGGACTGAAATGCACCGGATGGACTCCGCGCAATCAGCCGAACCAATAGATCACCGACAAGTGAGCCTCAGCGAAGCAGTTCGCTGCATCGTACGTTCGGCTAAGCCGCCCACAGTCCAGCCAGCTTATTGAACCGCTTCTGCAACGGGTTTGTTTTTCCTGGCGTGTGATTTCCAGGTTTGTCGATGCTAGATAGGCCATGTTTATCACGGCAAAGCTCAATAAGAACGCAGGCGCTGTCATAAACGTCCGGCGACTTGCCTGTTCTACGCTTCATATCGACCTTGGATTCAACCTTGATTCGAGAGCCTCCATCAAGCGCCTTGTTGTCTTTGTACTTACGAACAGTCATCTCATCAGCCATCTCCTTTGTGATGTTGCGCAGCTGATCACAGCGAATAAGCTCCTTTCCCGTCCCCCAAAGTTCCGAGACTCTGTTGGCATACCTCACACTCGACTTTTCTCTATCAGCAGCAGACACGGGGCGATCTGACGCTTTGCCGCCAAAGTCCACGCGAAGGAATGTATTGCCCCACTTGCTCCACATGGCATCAGCAAATGTCTTTCCGCCACCAGCAGATGCGTCAATTGCCACATCCTTGATGTCGATTGCTTCCTTTTTGCAGATGTCTTTAATCTGGTCGATAAGCTGCGTAGTGCGGTCAACGTCGCGCTTACTGGCATCGTCGTTTAGAAGGATGTGACGCTCGAATTTAAGACGTTTCTTGCCATCTGTGCATACACCAATGGAGCCAATCGTCATCACAGTCTTGTCGCCACCACTGGTGTAGGAAAGGTCGATGCCGCACACCTTCGTTGGAATTCCCTGCCATACGCAATCTTTGGGCGTCTTGATAATTTCGGCTGGTGAATAAATATTGTCATCGTCTCCATCAAGCAGGAATGCACCAAGTACCCCTCGCCAATAAGCTCGTGTGTGCTGGCCTAGCTTCTCGCGTTTCTCTTCCAACATCTCCCTTGTCATCAAGAACGGGTAGATCGTTTTACCCTCGATAATGTTAGGCGATGTCTCGTTGTTGATGCGGATGACATGAGCACCTTTCCCTTTCCACTCATCCCAGTCTGGGTTGTAGCTATCCCAGCCTCCAGGAATAGGCTCACAAAGTTGCCCAAAGGTGTCGAAAGGAGAGTTAGCATTCGCTAGCGCAATAAGCTGAACATTCGGATTCTGCGTCAAGTTTTCCTCAAACGTATTGATGATGGATGGCGAAAGTTCCGCGCACTCGTCTAGGACAACGATGAGCTTACCGCCAGGACCATGTTTCTGTCCTCGGATAGCACGGGAGGATTCAGCCGCTTTGCTTTGCTCACCAGGGAACAAGCGGATGCCGTACTCGTCCATTACAACGCCCGTGTTCAAGTCCATCGACTTGATGCAGTGGGATGACTCAACCAGCTTGCCAGGAGGAGCGCCAGCCATACCGTTGAAATAACGAGTGATCTGGCCCCAAATACGCCCCATTGAGTCCTTGATCGTCGTAGTGTTGACGAGAACGACATTCTTGTAGGGATTTGCTAGCCACCATACGAGGCAGTAAACGGCGAATAGGCCAGTCTTGCCGCCAGAACCACCAGATGAGATCGCTAGACGCTTGTTTTCAAATGCGGCCTTTGCCATCTTGATCGCCCAAGGATGCCACATGAAAGGAGTCCTACTTCCTGGGTAGTTCCAAATGAGATTGACCGCATTGACAAAGTGAATCCACGCAGGTTTCCCCTGTGGATTTTTCTCGCCTTTCCAGCCGAATAAAGAACCCGTTGGACACTTGAGGAAGATCAACTCAACATCCAGTTGATTGCCGAATTGATGCTCAAACTTGATGCCGTATGTCTCGATTGGCCCTCGCGTTAGCTGGACGACGCGAGATTTTTGTGGCTTTTGTTTCATATCTGTTGAATTGGTAGTTCAAAAGAGATAAAGTTCAACACGATATGAAAAGTGAAGATAATACATTGCCACAATTGCCGAATGCAGCCTTTACTCCGGAGTTCAACGCCTTGTTGGGTCTTGTGGCAGACATTCGCACTGCTGTTGGTGATCCAACTGGGAAGTTAATGCAGGACGAACTTGTAGCCAGATGCCGCCACCTAAAACAGCTTGAGGAAAAGGCAGGAAAATAAAATGGAAATCTGCCAAACATGCCACAAGAACGGACGCTCTTTATGGAAAGACTGTTGCCTATGCACTGGAGATGTTTTGAAGCCGAGTGAGTTCATCGTGTGGAATGCCAAACGCAGAGTGCATTACGATATACCTCAACCAAAGATAGAAGTGAAGCAGGTTGTATTTAACAAGCCAAAGCCGGTCTTTGGACAGAGGATACAGAAGTGACTTGCGATAAGCCAATTTCCGATGTCATGTCTGCAAAATTATGAACCATGAAGTTGAGACTGTTGAAGACGCCCTAACAATGCTGCAAGCTACTGTATTTGAGCCAGAGTTTGCCGCACCGTTGATTCGTCGTAATATTGAGCATGGGCTTTGCTCAAACTATGAGATTCAGTTCTTCAAGGGAACGAATGGTGTCACAATGACGG